GTGAAATAAATCATTTAAACCATTAGGAACGCAACCATTAGGACTATATTGAGTCCAGTTAGACTCATCATCTCCACAATAAAAGCCGTTTTGCTCAACGCATAATTCACAATTTGTTTGACTAAACCCATAACTAAAAATTAAAAACCATAAAATTATACCATAATGAAATCTTCTCATAATTAAAATATTAAATAGTTAAACCCAAATTTAAACTCATAGATAGGCTTTTCCCAATATTGTAAATAAGTACCCTCTACAAATATCCCTAATGACTTGTTAATTTTCCAACCCGTTACAATTCCTAAATCAAAATCTATAGGAATGTTATCGTATTCATAGCTATATTCACTTAACCCGTAGTTATAAGGCAAGACATTTACCCAACTTAATAACCAAAAGTCATTATTGTATTGATAGTATGAAGCTCCAAGTACCGCAGAAAGCTCGTAGACGTCGCCTAAAGCGTTTAATTCGTTTCTGTTATATTCTGCTATAGCCGAGCCGAAATAATGTTTAAAAAACTCGTCGTTTGATGTTGCTAATAATTCTCCGTCTTTAAACCAATGAAACCTCCCGTTAACAAATTGATTAGAATAACCAAAATCTTCGGCTAAATCAAAAAAACTCTGTTCTCCTGCTTCCCAAGTATCCTCAATAGGGTTTATATGATAAACGGGGTGATTTCTTAAACAAATACCCATAGTAAAATCCCAACGTCCCTTATTTATTCTATGTCTAGTATCAAAAGAAGTAAATTGTAAATCTCTATACTCGTCGTTTTTTACTTGAATTTTAGTTACTCCATTATGACCTAAATATCTAAGCCAAAAATCCGAGTTAGTAAATTTTTCAGACCGATTGCGTATAAAAGCGTAATTAAGTAAATACTCCCAACCAATAGTATTACCGATAAGAGTATTATCGCTATAGCTTTGCTCATCAGACCCCGTATACCAAGTCCGTTTTTTCTGTTCAAAATCGAATCTTGCAACCTTACGAATCCCAATTTGGAAAGAATAGTCATAATTATTAATTTGAGTTGTTTCTTCATATCCTTTATTTATTGCTCTAAAATCTTCATCTTCTATCATACTTGTATTCATACTCATAGAAGTATAAAAAGTAGCATATTTAAAAAATTGAGCGTTACAAGTTCCTAAAGCAAATACTACTATTATTAGTAAAGCGTATATATATTTAGTTGTGTCCATTATGATACGTCTACTATTTGATAAGTTACAAAAACCTTAGCCGTACCCGTTGCAGTTGCAGTAGGAGCGGCACTTAACCACATTATAAAAGGTTGGTTTTCGGTAGTAACGTCAAGCGTAGCGTCGCCATTACCTGAGTTTTGTTGAGTAAAATAGTAACTAACATTAGCATTACTACGAGTCCATTGTTTAAAAAAATCCCAATAATGAGCCGTACCTATACCCTTAAATCCTATATATAAAGTTGTGCCGTTTGTATTTGCAGTTGCTCCCTGAGTATAGAATATAGCAACTGATAAGGGCATAACTATTTTATTAGTTCCTGGAGCCGCAACTAATACTTTTTCCGTTGAATTTAACGCTTTATATTCTGCATTACTTATTTCTATTTTATCAGTTTGTATAACATATTTAGCCGATACTTTCTTACTTGTTCCTGCACTACTACCCGTAGTATCTGAAACGTCTACAATGTGAAATACATCTCCGCTAGCCGTTTGTTGTCCTAGAGCCGTTTTGTCTGTTAGTTTTTGTCCCGCCATTATTTAGATAGGTTTTAAGTTTTTTAATATTTATTTTACGCTCTTTGAGCTTTTTTTTTGTTTGCATTTATTAACAATCTACTATAGTTACTCCCGCTTTTCTTAAAATAGCACTCATACGCTCGTTATCAGGAGAAACGTCTAAGTTTAGACCTGCGTAATAGTTAGCCGTTGTTGGAGAAAGGTCTGCTCCCGTATTACTAGAGTATTCAGGAAAGCTAGAAGTATTATTGCTTATATATTCAATTAATCTTTCTCTCAAAAATTCTCCATGGTCAATACTTGCGTTTATTAAAGGCTTTAAGTCGTTATGACTAACACTAGACCCGTTTTCTGTATTCATTGTTACGACGCTATTATTACTCATTCTTAAACGTAAAAACGGCAAACATGTAGCGAATGAAAATTGTACTAAAGTAGCTTGTATATAATTTTGTAATAATGTTAAATAATTACCCGTTAAACTACTTCCCTGAATGTCTGATATTAATTTATTATATAAATCAGTACCTAAAACGGGTAGTATATATCTTTCCTGAGCCATAAGTATATAAGGAAGTAATAAATCATCATCTACACTACCGCCTAAAGCAGAGTCTTTTTTAAGTCTATTTGTTGAAATAAATAATGTATGTTGTATAGCCATAGTTTTAATTTTTTACGACGGGTAACGTCCCTGATTCGGCATATTCACGGGAGCAGTTTTTGCGTCTTCTATTCCTCTCGGATTTGGTTTATATGTTTTAGGTATTGCCGATACCTTTTTATAGTCTTCTATATTTTCTGAGTCTTTAGTTGAAGCTCCTTTTTTAAGTTTGTAAAGTACTACGCTCCAAGCGTGGCGACAATACAAACCTCCTTTGAATCTGAAAAGGTCGTAGGCTCTACCTTTATGACCAAAATTACTATTTACTCCTGACCTACTAGCCTTATCTATATCTTCTATTCTGTAAACTACCCCTCTTGACGTTTTACTCATCATTTGTTTACAGAAAGGACGAGATTTACTAGAAGATTTACCAGATTTTTTTATATACTTAAATCTAATTTTATAAAAAGACTTATCTAAATAACTAAATCCGCTAGGCTTAGAGTCTATTGTTCTAGCAAAGTCTTCTCTTTTTTGTATTTTTCTATCCGCCCATTCTTCAAAAGTTTCGTCCATAGTTTCATAATCTCTTTCTTCTACTACTTCCCAATCTTTACCTACTTGCTCTCCTCCTAAATTGTTCATTACGTCGTCGAATTGCTCGTCTGAAAGTTCTGTAAGTTCTTCTACGTTTTCTATTTCTTTAACTTTCTTTTCCGCCCATGATTGACCTGCGTCGCCACCCCATAACGCCCAAGCTATACGCCCTGCACTAGGAAAGCCGTCCTCTCCAGGCTCAAACCCCTCTCCTCCTTTACTACTTTTTTCATGTCTAGCAAAAAAGCTATTCATTCTACGAATAGTTGAGATAGAAAGATTTTGTCCGTTAGAAATTGTCCTCGCTCTTGCGACTCCCGTTTCAGTTCCTCCTCTTCCATACTCTCTTCTCCACTCTAAACCTTTCTTAGCTTCTTCTATCATTCCCTTTGTAGGTTTAGTATCTATATCTTTTAAGTCTTTAAACTCTTTTTTTACTTCTTGACCCGTATCTATTCCCTCTTTTTCCTGCTCGTCTTCATCTAATTTGCCTACATTTTCTAAATCTATAAAATCTGCGGGTTTAAGCGTTTTAAAGTACAAATCGAGGTTTATATCATTTACTCGTAAAATAGGCTTTAAACCATTTAAAAGCGTGTTCTGCATTGGTTTGATTACAGAGTTCATAAAAAGTGAAAAAGAATCTCTCAACTCGTCGGCATTATTACCAAATCCCGTCCCGTCGCCTTTAACTCCAAAAAGAAGTCCGCTTACAACTCTATGACCCGTCATAATTTTACGAGTAGTTTCCTGAGCTAAAAATTGATATTTTTCTGAATTGTCATTAGCATTAATAGGCACTATCTCAGGAGTAGTTTCTTTTCCGTCGTTAAAAGTTAGTAGTATTTTACCTGCATTTCCTGACCCTCCGAATTTTTGATTTATTTGTCGCTCTATAGTACGTCTTTCCTCACGGCTTGGAATCCCATTCGACATTGAAATAGCAAGACTAGGGAACATGCCGCTCTTTATATTTGATAAGTGAAATTGTGCTACCTCCATGTCTAATTGTATGTACGAGGTACTACCCTGATAGTCAGGCGTAGAATAATAAAAACTCCCAGGAGAGTAATCTTTTATACATAAAATTTGACTAGCATTAGTTCTATCTTGTGAATTAAAAGAATTATATACTCTAGGTTTATTTTTTCTAGGATTTGACCAATCAGGAGAGTAATAATATTGAGATATTTTTCCAAAAGAGTCGGCTTTTCCGCTTCTTATATATTGAGCGGGAACATGTCTAATTTCTACTATCTCAGTTCTAGGTCTATTCCATATAGTATTAACGTAACACATACCGAAAAGCTTTAAATCAAAAGCTAAACATTTTAATACATCTTCATTTTTTAAAAGTAAGTTTTGTAACTTTAACCAATCTCCCTTTTTTACGTCGTCGTCCTCTTTGTCTGTAGCGTCTACGCCCTCTCCGTAAATCATAGCGGCAACGCCTTTTATAATTGCATTATTTATACTACTACCATTATATAACTCTATCAAATACTGAGGATATAAATTATCTGCTCCAAATTCTATATAGTCTTTATGATTGTTTTCTACTATACTAGGCAGATTATATTCTGCTAAGTGTACTACTGATATATTTTCTTGTTTCTTTTTCATTTTTTTAATAATTTGGAGTCCAAGTTTGAGTTCCGTATTGTGCGTCTGTTTGAATGTCTACAACTTGGTCTGAGCCACTACCTGCTTTTACGGGTAAAC